TTGGTATTAGAATTCCTTTTATTACCAAATATGTGTCGGATAGAGTAGACCCTCATAAGGATAAAGACAAAGATGAAATCAAAAAGGAGAAAAATGATGATTAATTTTAAATTACGTTTGCAAAACAAAGCTACGCTTATCGCTCTTATTTCAGCAGTATTCTTGATGCTGCAACAATTTGGACTTACAATCCCTAGCAATATCCAAGAGGGAGTTAATACTCTTGTTGTTATCTTGGTTATCCTTGGTATTGTTACGGACCCAACAACTAAAGGCGTGGGTGATAGTGAACAAGCCTTGAATTATCACGAACCACGCAAAGACTAAAAAAGGAGTAACCCATGTCTAAATTGATGACGTCCCTCAGACTTATTGATGGTGGCGATGTTATCAAAAGCGGAGACACTTCTTCAGAATTTACATTCGAAATCCTAGACGATGATGGGAACGTATTTTCTCTAACTGGAGAAGGTATTGTTACATTGTCTCAACTTGGTGAAATTAAATTCTCTAAGAATGTTAAAGTTGTTGACGGCGTTGTCACATTCGCTCTAGGGAAGAGTTTAGAATATGGTAAATATCTACTTGAGATTAAGGTAGACGGTCATATCTTCCCTTCTAACAAATACAAAGTCAAAGTAGTACAATCTTCTTTCGGAGGGGATACTCTTATCCCTCCTGATGCATATGAAGAGAAACTACGCGTCATTGCTAACGACATTAAACAAGCAGGGTTAGTCGATAGCGGTGAAGATTACCTTAACATTTACAACCTTGCTAAGATTTAGGAGGACTCTATGTCAAATCTTTCAAATGCATTCTCAGCCGTAGGTGCTGATATTAAACGTATTGATGCTGCTCTTGCTCAAAAAGCTGACAAGTCTGAAGTTACTAGTCTACCAACAGGTATCACTCAAGAACAACTTAACACTGCAATTGCACAAGCTAAAACCGACCTTATCGGTGGTGCTCCTGAAGAGCTCGATACTCTCAAAGAACTTGCTGATAAAATCACCGCTGGTGGTGGTAATGTTGATTCTGGTATTATTACTAAACTTACAGAGTTTGGTAATCGTATCACAGCTATTGAAACTGAAGATTATGTGGCAGCATACACTACAAGTAAAAACACCCTCTAATGAGGTGAGCTTATGAGTAATTTAAAAGACGTAATAGAAACTATTGGCCGTGATATTGGCGAGATTAAAGGTAAACAATCGACATCTTTGTCTGTTGGTCAAGCGTATAGCTTATTTCCAACATATAATAACTTTTTTCTACAGGTTATAGAACAAAATAGGTTTGCGGAAGACCCACTTGTAACAAAATCTCAGTTACCTACAAGGGAAATTGAGGCTTTAAAACAGGAGGTCGAAGACTTGAAGAAAACTATCGCGGAAATTAAACAATCTATTCAAAAATAAGGAGGCACTTAAATGAGTGTTCAACAATCTATTGTAAATTGGTTTGTATCCCGTCGTGGTCTTGTGACATATTCAATGTACGGGTCTCGTAATGGCTCTGATGGCACTGGAGATTGTTCTGGTACTGTATCACAAGCCTTGAAAGAAGCTGGTATCAGTATTCAAGGTCTACCATCAACTGTGACTCTTGGTCAACAACTTGCGAATAACGGTTTCTATCGTGTAAGTCGCAATGAAGACTGGGAACCACTTATGGGTGATATTGTCCTTATGAGTTGGGGTTCTGATATGTCTTCATCTGGTGGTGCTGGAGGACACGTCGGTGTAATGCTTGACAGTGTAAACTTCATCTCTTGTGATTACTCAACACAAGGAGCACCTGGACAAGCTATCAATACTTATCCATGGGATAGTTATTATGGTTGGAACAAACCAGCTTATATTGAAGTATGGCGTTACGCTGACTCAGCTCCTCAAACAAACAATCAACCTAATACAGTTGTTAATCCACAACAAGAGAAAGCATATTATGAAGCCAATGAAGTTAAATATGTTAATGGTATTTGGCAAATTAAATGTGATTATCTTGCCCCAATTGGGTTTGACTGGACTGAAAACGGAATTCCAGTAGATATGGTAAACTGGGTTGATGCTGATGGTAACGACCTTCCAGACGGAGAGTCTAAAGACTTTAAAGCTGGAATGTTCTTCTCATTCGCTGGTGACGAAACTAATATTGTTGATACCGAAGACGGTGGACATTATGGTGGATATTACTGGCGTCTATTCGAATTTGGTCAATTCGGTACAGTATGGCTCTCATGCTGGAACAAAGATGACCTTGTAAATTACTACGAATAAAATAAAGGGGATTAGGAATGAAAAAATCTATTATTACAATTGCAACTGCTTTGACATTATTTACTGCTGGTGTTAGCTCAGCTAGTGCTTATACGTTCGGTAATGACTACGACACAATTCGTCAAGGTCAATCTGGACAAGAGGTAGGTAATCAAGATATTCATGGCAAGTTCCTACCACAAACAACCAATTTTGAGTTGTATAATTATGTAGGACAACATACAGAATATGGTGGTCACCTTGTTGTACGACAATGGCAACCTAAGTCAGAGGCATCTGTAATTAATGATGTAAACGATTACTCACTTGACAATGGTAATAAGGTTTACAACTTTGACTCATTTGGATATCAGTTGCCACAAACTACTGACTTTGGGTCAAAAACTTATATTGGATATTTCCAACTTAAAGATGGTACAATCTATCGTTATTGGAAATAATTAATTAGACTACAAGCTTATTTGACCGCTTGTGGTCTTTTTTCAAGGAGGATTGTTATTTGGTAACAGTAGCAGAAGTTATTAATCGATTTGCAGATATGGCTAATCGTCATACTGGGGTCGATATTGATGGAGCCTATGGAATGCAGTGTGTAGACGTACCTAATGCACTAGCACAATGGTTCTTCGGTAAACGTATGCCTGGAAATGGTATTGATATGTTGGCTGCAGGTCGTGCTAACGGATGGGCTGTATTACCAGCATCACAATGTGCACCAGGCGATATTTTTTGTAAATCAGAGCCAGGTCATGGATACGGACACACAGGTCTTATTATTGCTCGTAATGGTAATAGTATTCGTTCTATTGACCAGAACTATGGTACTAATGGATATGGTGGCCCTTGTGTGTATGTAAATAGACAAATTGATGGGTCATGGCTTGGTGTAACACGACCTCCATATTCTGATGCAGGTCGTTCTAATGGATCATATGATGGTGAGAAGAAACCAGGATTTCCCGTTAAGGATATTAGATATGGAGGTCATACTCTATCGGCAAGCGTTCAAGGGGATTTGTTGAATTGGTGTAGTAAACGTAATCTATTACCATCTGGGTGTATTTCTCAGCTATATCTTGAGTCGTGGTGGGGTGCATCGAATGTGGCCCGTGTTGATAATAACTGGGGTGGAATGACTGGTGGAGCCCAAACTCGTCCTTCAGGTGTGGTTGTAACAACTGGTAGTTATCGACCTGCTGGAGAAGGCGGTACTTATATGCATTATGCATCTGTAGCAGATTATATGAACGACTGGACATATTTGATTTCAGGACATGGATATAATTGCGCTGGTAAACAAGATATTAATGCATTTACACTGGGTTTATTCAGACAAGGTGGAGCTGCTTATGATTATGCAGCAGTAGGATATGGTGGATATGCATCGCAGATGTCTAGTATTCGTAATGGTATTAATGGTAACAATGGCGGATATTTGGATGCACTAGACCAGGCTTGGAAAAATGGTACTCTTGGTGAAGGGTATGGGGGTCGAGGAGATGCGTCAGAACCAACAGAAGATTATTGCTGTTTTCTCTTCAACGTGAAAGGTTATCCCGATTTATACCAAGAAAACACCACTTATTACTATAATGGACAGATTAATCAAATACAACCAATTCATAATTCAGAAGAATTGAAATATCTCAACGAAATATATACAGATACAACAGGTCGCAAATTGAAAGAGTATCATTGGAATAAAGATAAAGACGATATCGCCAAATATTTCTTTGGAACATTGCGACCAACAAGTTATGTACAAACCATCAAGAAGAAAATAGATGAAATTATTGCAGAATTAGATGAGGCGGTGAATTGATATGGCGATGTCATTCTTTTTTAATGTAAAAGGAGATCCTGCAAACTGGAATCCCGGAACGATGTTCTTTTACAATGGAGATGTTAATGAAATACAAGGAGTCCATAATCCAGAAGAATTAAAATATATAGAAGCCACTTATGCAGATTGTAATGGTAAGGGTTTAAAAACATACTGGTGGACTAATATGGCTCCTGTATATGTTCGTATATTTGGTGTTCTACAACCCGGATCAACAAACCTATATAATGATGAAATAGCAAAAAAAATTACATATATGAAAGAAAAAGCTAAGGCTTATATTGAAATATATGGTGACCCTACTCATTTTATTCCTAAGATAGCTGTCCCTATTAGAGCAGATTGTACAAAGACTGCAGAAATCTTAGGAACAGCAGTAATTAATTATAAATATAAACTTTCTAAAACGGTTACTGTATGCGACTATCATTGGGGCGCTATTGAATTTAATGGGAAAACCGCTTGGATTACACTAGGAGACATTACTGGTGAAACTTACGGCATCCTTGAAAAACATTATTTCGATGAACCACCTAAAGAAGGCCCTAAAAACAATAATCGACCTGTCCCTGTCGTTACACCACAATTGAAACCAGCTTATGTAGCCAATGAAGTTAAATTTGTTGCTGGTATTTGGCAAATTAAATGCGATTATCTTGCCCCTGCCGCCTTTGATTGGGTTGAAAATGGTATTCCAGTTTCAATGGTAAACTGGGTTGATAAGGACGGTATAGATATTCCAGATGGTGCCGACAAAGACTTTAAAGCCGGAATGTGTTTCTCATTCGATAAGGATGAGAATAATATTACAGATACAGGTCGTGGAGGATATAACTATGGATGGTATTGGCGTTTATTTAGATTTGGTCAATTTGGATTGGTATGGCTGTCAGTCTGGAACAAGGACGACCTTGTAAATCATCCCAAAAAGTAAATAAAAACTATTAGTTATTTTGAGTGTGTTATTGTGAAAGGTAGCACACTTTTATCCTCTCATATAATAGAAAGAGAGGAATTTAAAAATGAAATATAACAAAAACAAAGGATTGGGATTTATTTATGGATTCGGAATCATTTTATTTCATGGAGTTGGTCATTGGTTGACCGAACAATATCAATATGATGCTGGATTTCACCAGTTTGTTGATGATGTAAAAAGTGCGATATTTCACTACTTTAACAGTGGTATCCCTTTGAAAATCACAATAGGTGTATCCGCATTTATGATTGTTATGTCAATCGTAACTATATTTTGGAAATACAATGATTAGGGGGGTTTACAAGTCCCTTTTTTTTTTCTATTGGTATAATAGAAAGAGAGGAATTTAAAAATGAAAAAACTAATTAACAAAAAGGGCGCTATTGCTGGATATGTTGGACTTGTTATTTATGTAATGGTACATAGTATTATTATGAGTAACTCAAAGGATATTTATATTCATATGATGTTAAGAAGATTTGAAATGGTTAACCCTAGCGTTTGGACATTGTTTGTATACAATGTAAAAGCTATAGGGATTAATCTATTCACAAATGACTTAATTGCATATGGTATCATTACCCTTGTGAGTGCTTATACAATGATGTGTATCGCTACATACAAGAGTAACTAACATAAAAGGCTAATTGCCTTTTTTTTTACCTCTAATATAATAGAAAGAGAAAGGAGAACAAAATTATGAATATTATTATTGGGCTGGCTTTAATCATCCTAGGGATTAAATATCTAAACAAAGGATGAGATTAGGGCTACGGCCCTATTTTTTTTTACCTCTAATATAATAGAAAGAGAGGAATATAACTATGAAAAAATTACTTGGATATTCTGATGAAACTCAGAAACGAATTGACGATGCGTGCGACGCAGGATTGAATTTCCTTAAATGGATTTTCACAATGCTCGTGTTATTATGCATTGCAGGTATGGTTGTGTTGGCTGAAATTATCATGAAACTTGTAGAAGTGATTTTCTAGTAAACTCTTGAGGGCTCACTGCCCTCTTTTTTTTCTGGCTATATAATAGAGGTAACACTCTAAAATAAAAATTATGGAGGACAAGAAAATGTCTAAAAAAGAAAACAAAAAAGTTGTTGAAGAAGTGAAAGAAGTTATTGAAGGCGAAGTTGTTGAAGAACAACAAGCTGAGGAAGTTGTAGATGCACAGCTACCTGCTGAAACTGAAAACACTGAAACTGGAACTACTGAAGGTAAAGTTGAAGTTGTAGAAGGAAAGAAGAAATTCGATCCATTCCACAAAATCAAAGAGAACCCTAAGAAGTTCTTGGTTGATGTATTGAAGGTTGGAGCGGGTCTTGCTGGTGGATTTGCGATTGCTAAAGCTATGAGTGGTCAGAAACAAGAACACCCTGAAGTAATTGAAGACGCTGAATTCAACGAAGTTGTTGAAAATGAAGACGTGGATGTTACTACAGAAGAAGAATAAGATTGTTACACATTAAGAACCTTCGGGTTCTTTTTTTTTTTTAGAAAGGATAAAATAGAATGGGAGCTATACTGCCATCTAAAACAAATAACCAGATTTGTAGGATCTTATATAAGCGTACAATGGAATATGTTGAAAACATTGAGGCAGGGTTTACATATCCTGATGAATATGAATTATATGAATATATGGACGAGTACGGATTGTCTGTAAATCCTATGTCTATAATCAACGAATTATGTACGCCTGAAGAAATAGACTTACTAATGTCTCATTTACAGGTCGTATTATATTTTATGCCTCATGTCGAACGTCAGTGCTTAGACGTGTTGGACGTACGCAATGAACGATGGGATAAGGAGTACTACGGAAAATGACATTAAAAGACCAGCTAATTGTAAGGCCCGTATTATGCGGAAACTATATTGTTTCTGAAGAAGTAATACAACGAAATGAAGACCTAAATCTTATCGTAAACATTGATAAGAATAACTCAGAAGAGCCATCTTTAGTAAAAGATTATATCTATGAAACCAACGATATGACCTACTACTATACAGGAATATGGCAACGACTACCACACAAGCGCTTTGTCTTAATTTTCCGCCCGTATTATAGAAAGGAAGGTAAATAAATATGAAAGATTTACTAAATAAAGTTAAAACTAAGTTCGAAGATGTAATGTTTGTTGAGGTACCATTGAGTGCTGAAGAACGCATTAAGAAAATTGACGAAAAGACGCTGAGTCGTATTGCTGATAAAGCAGACGAGGTGCTTGTTGTTAAAGCTAACTCTAAAGAAGAGTTCGAAGAACAGGTTAATGAGCTATTGAAGATTCGAAAAGCTTTCAACTCTTACAGTGAAGTAACTGTAGAAGAAGAAAAGCCTACGAAACAAATTAGTGAAGGAGCCTGGAAATTCTGGGCTACTGTAGTAGGAAGTGTAACATCAGGCGCTGTAGTCATTTACAGCACATTGTACTCTGACGAAGGCAATTTTATTAATGACTTCACTCGCAAAGTGATTAATAAACGCATCGACGGAGATAAGTTCTGATTTTATTAGTGGAGAGTTTTACAACTCTTCCTTTTTTTTTTTGGAGGTTGTATGAAAGTATTTATTACTGTGCGAGAGCATGAGTTTCATGAAGACGGATATATTGTAGATAAAGTATTTACAGATTATAAAGAAGCACAAGACTCACTTCTACAACAAGGATTTCGTATTCTTGATGAAGGGGAAGAACTATATTTAAATGAGGGGAGAAACGATGGATACCAATATGCACGTATCTATCATAGAACTTTATGAGACGATTTGAAATTGATGGAACACTCTATCAATATACAATGTTCGCCAATGGACATGCATTCCGAATTGAGATTGATGATTTATTTGATGACCCACAAGCTGATGCATTTAACCTAGGGTTAATTCAAAACGATTTCGTTATCCATTTTCGTGATATTTTGGAGAATGTTGATTTTATTGGTAAAGTAACAGATGTAGACCAGCAAATTATTGACAATGGATTTGCTGATAGTAAATTTACAATTGAAGGAGATGTATTATGAATTCTTATATTCCTAGCAACAAGATTGAAATGTTGCCTGAGAATTTCTTGTTGATCAATGATAAATATATTGTCGGTGGATTTCTTATGCAAAAGAAAGAGAATTGGGTATATGCGTTTGATCCATTCTCTGGTTTGCCAGTTGACGAAGAGAAAGATTGTGTTAATGATATTGCAGTCTATCTTAATGGTAAACTTAAGAAGATTACTAACAAGGTATACGCTACGTATTCGTATTTTAATCACGACGAAGACCGATGGTATATTCGCTTTGACTCTATCACAAAAACAAAATAATTTCCACTTGTATAATAGAGATGGTTATGTCTAAGATTGTAAGCTCAGAGGTAGAGCGACAGATTTAATGCGGACGGTGGGTTCGAGTCCCATCACAATCTAGACGCTACCGTCTCTAATTTTTTTAGGAGGTATCCAATGGGTAAAGACTACGACAAAATTGAACCTAGTCCAGAAGAGACTAAAGTTCAAGAACCAGCAGAAACTCAGGTAACTGAAGAAGTTACTGAGAAGGTAGAAGTAAGGGAAGTTAAACCAGTCCCTATTAAAAAGAAATCATTGTTCAAACGAGCAGTGATTGCCCTAACACCAGAAGGAGGATTTAAACAACTCGCACACGACACGTTTATTAATTCTATTATCCCTGCATCTAAAGACATGTTATATAACGCAAGTCAAGGCGCATTGAACGCTATTATTTACGGAGGACGTAATAATGGTGGGAATTGGATTAATGCTGCAGGTCGAGGTGCTGTAGCAGGTGCTCGTAATGGTTTACAACAACATGCAAATCGTGTTCCTTATAATCAAATGGGAAATACACGTCAGCGTCAACAACAACCAGCACCTGTGCCACGTAATGAGTATACACAAGTGGAACATTATACTCAGGCTGATGCAGAATATGTATTAGCTACAATGCGTCAATATATTATTGACCAAGGTTATGTGTCTGTAGGAGATTATTATTCAATTTCAGGTGCAGACCAAGCTGGTATTAATGTAACATATGCGGATAATAATGTAGGGTGGGTTGACCTTAAAGGAGCCCGCACTGTACGTAATCCTAATGGTTACTATATTATTACACTTCCACCAATCACAAACGTTTAGAAAGGATATTATTATGTTTAAGAATTGGAACAAAAAGAAAGTTATGAAAGTCGTTAAAGTTATTTGCTTTGGAGTCGTGCCATATTTGGTAGATGTAGCCAAAGAATATCTTCACAAACAAGCTGGGTTTAAAAACCTCATTGTTGAAATGCCAAAATAAGAAAGGATTATATAATCATGAAATTTAAAGTACCAGTAAAAGTAAATCGTATGTATCATGGAGTAGTGCGTTGGGGACGTCGTAACAGTCCTTATATTTGTACAGGTGTAGGTCTTATTGGTCTAGGTGCATCTGCATATATGTTGTATCAAGCTCGTCCTGCAATTGAAGCAGGTGTTGAAGAACTTGAACGTGCTAAAGCAGGAGAAGAAGGAGCTTCTACAGCTAATGGTGTTAAGACTATTGCTAAAGCTGTAACTGGGCCAGTCCTAGGAGCTACAGCATCAAGTCTTTTGATCCTTAACGGACAACGTATTTTATCACAACGTCTTGCAGCTACAACACTCGCTTACAATACACTCTCAACTAAGCTTGACAAATACAAAGAATGGTTGAAAGAAAACCATCCTGAAATGGCAACACAAATCACACAAGAACTTGAACGTGTGCCTGAAAACAAAGATGAAGCTAAGAAAAAGAAATCTGTACTTGTAGACTCTATCAAGAAACCTAGCCTTGTATCTGAAGCAGGGTTCTTTGTTGAAGCAAGCCCATTGTTGAGTGACTTGCGTGAAGGCGGAGAATATGATTATGGTATTCTTGAATCAGCAGTAATGCGTGTATTGAACGATGGTAATCCTGAAGCTCGAGACAGCGATACACTTGCTGAACGTGTTGGTATCTATCGTGCTGAAAACGAACAAGGATATGTAACATTACGTGATGTATTCCTTGCATTCGGTATTCCAAAAGAATCACTTGCATCTCACCGCGATGCTGCACCAGTAGACTATAAACGTGCACGTGACATGGTATGGTCTGCAGGTAGTGCATCTGGTTCATTCGACTGTCGTGTTGAAGTTGTACCGGTGACTGTAGAAGAAGACGGTGTTGTATTCAAGAAAGACCGTTTCTTCGTATCATTCGCTCGTGCACCACACTACGATTACTACGCAACTAAAGGATAATAAACCTTATATTAGACAGTAAAGCTGTGGTCGTGCTGCTAACAGGCAATGTTAAACAACGACAAGCACTGATATAAGATGAAGCCTCATGTCGAGAGATTCGGGCATTAGAAAGGATAACACAATGAATAAAAAATCATTACTAGCAATTATTGGATTGGGCGCAGTTTCTACTACTGCCCTAATCTATAATTATTTACAATGGAAATCTAACAAAGAGTTAGAAGAACAACTAGACGTTTTGAATGAAAAACTCGTAGAGCTTAATAATGCTCTTGACAAATACACAAACGTTGAAGTTATGGAAGTAAAACTAGAAGTAGAAGAAGAGCAACCTAAAAAATCCAAGGTTGTTCCTTTATATCAACCGCAAGTTACCGGCCCAGCTCCAGTAGAACAGGTTGAAGAAGTGAAGACCATTGTAAACAATGTAAATAAACAAACTGAGAAACGTGATGAGTTTCTACAACAGTTTGAAGTTAACCAACGTGAAGAAAAGATTATTGAGGTAGACGATATGAAAATTGATGCGAATAGCCCTCAAGCATTTTCTATTTACAAAGATAGTATCTTAGCTAGTATTGTGGAAGAGGCTAGTCGTGTTGATGCAGACCAATATCGTGAGTGGACTCGTGATTTTTATAATCTAGGTCATTACGACACTGCCAATATCTCTACACAAGATATTATCAAGCAAATGTACGAAATGTTCGATTATCCAATCGACCCTGACTTGTGGTACGATGACGATGAACAATTCCGCTTGAAGATGCTTGAACAACTTGAAAACTTCTTTGGAACTGGAACAGTGTATAGCGATTTTGTTACTTACGGTAACTTCATTGCTAATACTGTTGATTTTCTTGCACAAGAATATGATGAAATTAGTAAACTTGAAATTGCTGCTATCATGCTACAACAGCTTGATGTATTTGACCCAGACACAAATGCGAGTATGATCTTTGACCGTATTAAAGATGCGTTCAACCACAACTTGCGTACTGGATATGGGTATGGCGTCCTAGCAATCAACGAAGATAATATTGGTTGGTTTGTAATGGACGATGCCGAAAATGCTATCCGAAACGAAATTAATGATTTTAACAATTATCTATATGATAATATGGATGAGGTATAGGTATGGCTACACCAGGACCAGAAGGAGTCTATGCTATGAGAGTTTATTTTGTTAATGGAGATTGGACTCCGTTACATTTAAACTCTGTAGAATACATGAATTTCCGCAAAGCAGCTAACGATGGGAGTACATATTACTATGGTGATGGTAAGATGATATTCCTTGACAAGATTACACATATCGAAATGTAAGGAGAACAATGAAATACCCTGATGAAGATGTTTTGGGGTTTGTTCCAGACTTCTTAGAATTTGTTGTTGGAGAAACTAAGAAAGATAAATATGTTGTATATTCAGACTTTAATTTCATTAAAAACAATGATATAGTTGTTAAAGGTGGAACTGTCACGGGTTGGTGGACAGGCGAACAATGGATACTAGGACATAAAGGTTTATTTGAGTATATTGATAAACTTATTACAAATTACACATCAGCAATACGTTCGCTCAACCCTGGTATTGATGTATCCTCACACCTAATGCAACATCATTCTTCGGGTGCTATGAAGCGATTTGACGACTATGTTAACCGTTTTAAATCTGAAGATGATAAGACATTTAACAACAACATATTCTTTCTCTCTGACGAAGTTAAGAAAGAAGATTACTCAACTTACAAATTACCGTATGACCCTACAGAAGGTAAGACAGAGGCATTTAGCGAACTCTTTAATGTCTTGTATGACAAGGAAGAACTAGATAAGATATTGTGGGCTATGGGCGCACTACTGACAGGAAGCATGCCTGATATTCATAAGTTCTTATTCATCTACGGACCAAAAGGTTCAGGTAAATCTACAATTCTTAAGGTGTTGGAACTCATTATCGGAGATTACCAAGCACCTATTGATTTACGCGGATTTACAAGTTCTTCTGAGTTTGCAACAGCAGATGTTAAAGAGGTTCCAGTATTGATGGATACCGATAGTGATTTAAGTAAGATTACAAACGAACAGAACTTGTTGAAACTTACAGCACACGAACCAGTAATTATTCGTAAGCTTTACAAACAAGGTTATCCTGTTATCTTTAATGGTCTACTTATCACAGCCTCTAACGAACGATTCAAATTACATAATGCCGACTCAGGTATTACTCGTCGTGCTCTCGTTGTATCGCCTACAAGAAATAAAGTGGATTATACACGATATAAACAACTCATGAACTCTATTAAATTTGAAGTACCACAAATTGCGCAATTGTGTATTGATAAGTTTAATGATATGGGTGCAGACTATTACCAAGAAGATGTAGATACAAATATCATCGAGTACTCTGATAAAGTATTTAAATTCTTGCGTGAGTATTACGAGGAATTAGAACACGGTGTTAGCTTTAAACAAGCAGCATCTATGTTCGAATCGTTCTTGGAAGATATTGGTTGGAACACAACCGGTGTCAAACGTAAGTTGGAATCTGACTTAACTTTATATTTCAATAAGTTTGAGGACAAACATGAAATGCCAGACGGATCTATTGTCCGTAACTGGTACAGTGATTTGAACCGAGAAAAAGTATTCCCTGAATTGTTGAAAGAGAAACATCAAAAATCTAGGGAAGAAAAGAAAGAACTACCAGCTATTAATTTAGTTGAACACACAAAGGAGGACAACGTGTTTGATGTAGAATATCACGATGTACCTGCACAATACGCTACAGAAGATGGTATACCAATGCGTAAATGGGATAACTGTACTACAGTCTTGAGTGACCTAGACCCAACAAGATTGCACTTTGTACGTGTCCCATATAACCATATCGTTATCGACTTCGACTTGAAGAATGACAAGGGTGAAAAAGACTTGTCTATGAATTTGGCTAAAGCATCTCTATATCCTAAGACTTACACTGAAGTGTCTAAGTCTGGAGGAGGAATTCACCTTCATTATATTTATGAGGGTAATGTTGAGGACTTAGCTAATGAGATTGAACCTGGAATTGAGATTAAGAAATTCACAGGTCATACAAGTCTTCGTCGTAAGTATACCAAATCTAACAATGAGTTTATTGCTCATATTTCTTCTGGTCTTCCTTTAAGAAAGGATGAACAAGTGTTTAAAGATGTAGAGGATATTGTATGGACTAGTGCAAGTCTACGAGGTTTCGTTGAGAAATGTTTAGCTAAAGAACATCACAATGCGACTAAACCAGAAGTAGACTTTATCGCTAAAGCCATGAAAGATGCAGAAGAACAAGGTCTTAAATACGACTTGTCTGATATGAAGTACAAGGTTAAAGACTTTGCAATGAGTAGTTCTCATCAACGAGACAACGCATTAAAAGTCTGGACATCTATTAACTGGAAGACAATCGAAGAAGAACCAGTAACACAATCTAAATCGTTATTTGTTCCTGAAGAAGATATTTACTTCTATGACTTGGAAGTATATCCTAACTTGAATATTCTTTGTTTCAAGAAGTACGATGGTACATTGTCTGAAGACCCTAAAATTGCACACAAACAATTGTTTGGCTCTATTCCTGAAGAAGTCTGGGAGTCTGGTGAGTCTTGGACAAGTCCAGATAACAACATTGGTGTATGGTATAATCCAACTCCAGCAATGTGTGCATCTATCATGAATAAAGCTCGTGTAGGGTTCAACAACCTCAACTATGATGCTCATATTTTCTACGACATGTATTGTGGTAAGAAACCTATCGAAATCTTTAATCAGTCACAAATGATTATTGATGGGCCGCGAGCTAAGAACCCAGGTAAGCGTGGGCCTGCATACTCTATTGACTATGCCGATATCTACGAGTTCCATGATATTAAGATGAGTCTTAAGAAGTGGGAAATCAAGATTGGATATCCTCACGATGAGTTTGAGTTCCCTTGGGACAAACCTCTAGCTAAAGAACACTGGGGTCGTGCTGGTAAGTATTGTATGAACGACGTAGGTGCCACTGAGTTCTTGTGGAAATACCATTTAACACAAGATGCATTTACAGCTCGTAAGATTCTATGTACAATTACAGGCATGCCTCCAATCAATAAAACTCAAACTTTGGGTGAACGTTTCTTATTTGACAACGATCGAACACCTCAAGACAAGTTTAATTGGTATGACTTGGCTAAAGAATTCCCAGGATATAAATACGACAAGTTTGGTAATCCTAAATCAACATATATGGGTGAAGCTACATCCGAAGGTGGATATGTATATGCTGACCCAGGAGTGTATGAGAATGTTGTAGTATTAGATATTGCATCAATGCACCCGCATAGTCTAATTGCAATGAACTACTTCGGCCCTTATACTCCTAAGTTTGAAGGTATTGTTAAACTACGTATGGGTATTAAGACTGGTCATATTGATGAGGCTCTTAAAGCATTTGATGCTATTGATAAGAACTTCTCAGAACAACTTAAACCATATTTGGAGAATGCTGCCGAAGCTAAAGGTCTTGCCCATGCTCTTAAAATCATTATCAACATGATTTATGGTATGACGTCTGCTCCATACCCTAATGCTTTCAAAGATCCTCGTAATATCGACAACTGTATTGCTAAACGTGGTGCTTTGTTTATGGTACAACTTAAACACGAAGTACAAGCCAAAGGATACAAGGTTGTTCATATTAAGACCGACTCAATCAAGATTGCAAACGGAGACCAAGCTATTATTGATTATTGTATGCAACGAGCTCGTGAATATAAATATGAGTTCGACCATGAACATACATACGACCGTATGGCTTTGGTTAACGATGCTGTTCTTATTGCTCAAGTCGGATGGCCTGAGAAAGAGAAAGGAAAATGGGAAGCAGTTGGTACTCAATTCGCAGTACCTTATATCAAGAAGACATTGTTTACTCACGAAGAAATCAAGCCAGAAGAATTCGCTATGCTTAAACAAGCCAACGGTGGATCTATCTTTATTGGTAATAAGTTCGTAGGTAAGAATGCTTATATCTATCCTTCTCGTACTGGTGGAGAGGCTATTGTTAAACGTCCTACAGATATCACACAATCTATCAAGTTGCGTTACGACAAACCTATTGAGAGCTATTTACCTAAACGTGACCAAGTTGGAACACCTCAAGAGATTGAGCAACGTCGTATTGAGCGTATTGCTAGAGAAGTTAAGGTTGAACCTGCTACTGTTCAGGAGATTGTTGAATCTAACTTTGATAAGTATATTATCGATAAACCGTCAGCTCTTACAGGATGTTCTGGTTATAAATGGAAGCTCTGGGACGAGTTCAAAGATATTGAAGATGTTGACATGATGTATTACAATGACTTACGTGCTAAAGCAGTTGATGCTATTTACGCAGTTGGCGATGGTAATATAATGTTCAAAGACACTATGTTTGAAAGGAAGAACAATGAAGAAATGGTTGTTTAACTTTCTAGAGAGGATTAGGTCTCCTATCCTTTATCTAGTTACAGTAAGCCAGGCACAAGCTGGTGATGATGAAAATACAATGGGTATTAAAGTATTCCAACTTGCAATGCCTAAACGAAGTCTAAAACGACTGACACAAGCGTATGAGCTTTCACCTTTACAACAACCTTTCATTGTTCTGGATTTAGACGATAAAAGTAAGATCAGTATTAACGTGAATGCTGTACGAGAAATCTCTGCGATACCTTGTAAAGATGAGGCCGAACTTAAAGAGTTTGTTAAATCATCTGAGTTTACGTACAACAAGATTTGGATTGGATTGCGTGAGGTGATTAATGATGGATGATAAAGATATTGCTCGCTTAATTAATATTATGAAACCTCACATTGAATCTAAACGTAATCGAGCACATGTCGATATGGACGAACTACTATCGTTAAAGATGGTTGGTATGTCTGATGCTAAGTGTGCAGATTATTTCAATGTCAGTCCTAGTACGATATATCGCAGAGTACAACAATTAAAGAAAGAAGGTAAACTATGATTTTATCTCATAGATATCTGTATAATATTCCAGATAAACTACACCCGCGACCGTTTAATGAACTATATAATGTAGTCTCAGACTATAGGACTTTTATTCATATTTGTAGAAACAAGGCAGATATGTCATCACTAGAGTTCGACTATCAACAATCACTACACACACAAGAAAGTGTTGTGGAAGATGCATGTAGATTTGAACTTGGTGCTGGGAATAAACGTTTATATTTATTCCAAGGATATTTCAAGATTGATGATTATATTCGACAAAAGATTAAAGATACTGGTGGGAAATTCCATGTAGAGATTGAGGCTATTGATGTTGAAGATAGTCACAAGTCAATCTTATTCCGTGGAGATGATAACTACGTGTTGTATGCTTCTACATCTTCAAGACCTACAAATAAAGAAAAAGTATATATTGATTCGACTAAAACGTCTGGGGGTTCGTTCGTTAAAATCAAGTACTCTTCTGGATATTATTATGAGGAGATTATTCCATGATAATCAAAGAGCTCCAGCCTATGCGACGTATCATCCAAGGAGGAGGTAAACGCATATTAGGCGAACGATGCAAAAGGGAGCGAGACTTATTTGGTAACACAAACTGGATTAACAACAAGTATGGAAATGATAAAACTGGCGCTATAAAAAATTGGAATAAAGATACCAACGAATTCAAAACTATTATGGAATGTGAATATTATCCAACATACGGTTTATCTGTTGAGGATATTACATACTATATCCATGCTTGTGAGGGAGACCTTGAAGTAATCCTACGTAATCCTAACTTGCTAGATGGCGAGAGTCACAACATATTCAACAAGACTGTACGCTATCTAAAAGAGTTACCTATATCTCGTTGTGCAAACTACTTGTACAATCACCCTGAACTTCTAGGTTCATTTCTATATGACCCTAACACAAACTCATTCATGTCGAAAATGTCTGATTATGAAGTTCGATATGATATTTATTCACTATTAGTAAAGAAAAAATTCGGAAGGTATGTCGCAAATCACAAAAAACTCGACACGGCATTACTAGCAAACTCGTGGGGTGAGGATAGAGTCCCTGAAGACTCTCCTTACAACCACAACAGAAAGAAAGGAAAATAACACCATGGCACTTACAATCAACAACAACCGCATTTCATTCCCTAACTCACGTCTTCGTTTTCGTAATTTTGCAGGAATTAATCGTGACGGATTTGCAGATAAACGCACATTCTGCGTAGATATTATCGACGAAGATTTGATCCAAGACCTTATTGAATACGGATTTAATGTTAAAGTAACACAACCTATGGACGCTGCTCGTTATAACGAACGTGCACTACAAAACGAATGGACTGAACCATACGATCAGTATATTGCAAACTTTGTACCTACACATTATATTCAAGTTAAAGCAACAAACAAAGCTGGTGAACCAATTAAAGACTTTGTTAAAATCTACAACATTGATGATGCTACAGGCAATGCTGTACGTATTGACAATGCAGACCAAGCATCTCTTGCAAGTCTTGATAATTTATTCTACAAACATGCTGACGTTGTAGCGTCTGTATATGAATGGCATTATCAAAATAACTCAGGATTCAACTTATATTTGAATGCAATTTATTTCCACACAGAACCATATTCAGGTGGTGGAGATGAGTTCTATCAAAAATACGTACTTGGTCAAGACACTGTTGATGAACCAGAACTCCCATTTGACTAATGCCTTTAGAATCATATCTAGAGCGTAGAGTATGCGCTACTATACGGAAATGGGATGACCATATTTGGGTACAAAAGAACGACCCGAATATTATACAAGGTTTTCCAGACCGTGTCGTATTCTACAAAGGTAAGGTCGCATTTCTTGAATTTAAAAAGGATAGTAAGGCACCAGCAAGACCTAATCAAGAATGGTATGTTAAGACTCTGAATGAGGAGTTTGGTTTTGCTAGGTTTATATATCCTGAAAACGAGATAGAAGTTCTTGAAGCGTTAAAAGAGTTTCTATTCTAATCCGACGGGCCATGTCGAGAGATTCGCCCAATAGAGAGGAGAACTATGGACGATTTTTATAAGTATGAAAGATTGATGATTTCGTTCGGGTTTGTTTGGTCTGAGGCTGATAATCTATTTATCAAGGAAGATGATAACTATATTCCTGAAGTCACAGTAGAACAAGCTAAAGATATGTACAAGGTTATCTATGGCGATTAAATTTGGGGAAATCGAATTATACGAAGACCAAGAAATAGCTTTAAACAAACTATCTAGCGGTAATGTCCTTGTAGGTGGAGTTGGTTCGGGGAAGACATTCGTGTCTATATTCTGGTATTTAAAGAACTATCCAGATAGACCATTGTTAGTAATCACAACTCCGTCTGCGCGTGATATGGTTAAGAAGGGACATACAAAACCAGACTGGCATGAGTCTATTGAGGCTTGTGGTATTAGTGAAGATAGATATATGGTTGATAGCTGGAACAACATTGAGAAGTACAAGAAAGTGAGAGACGCTTGTATTATCTTTGATGAACAACGAGCTATCGGGTATGGTAAATGGGCTAGAACATTCATACATTTAGCAAGGTTTAATAACAATGCTTGGATAATGACAAGTGCAACTCCAGGCGATGTTTGGATGGATTACGTTCCTCTGTTCTGTGCTAATGGATTTTATAAACACAAGACAGACTTCTGTAATCAACACGTTATTTGGAATCCACATGTGAAATTCCCTGCAGTACAACGATATGTTGGTACGGGTAAACTAAATGCTCTACGTGAACAAATCCTTGTTAAGATGGACGATAAACGTAAGACAGTTAGACATAAATCTGTTAAGCATGCATATTACAACGTGGATAAGTATAACCTGATTGTTAAAGAACGATTTAATTATGACACAGGTATGCCTATTCAGAATGCATCGGAATTCACACATTGTCTAAGACGTGTTGTTAATACAAGTCCAACTCGTGCTATATTGTTGTTAGAACTAACTGAAAGATATGACCGTATTATTGTGTTCTACAACTACACTTACGAGTATGAGATGATTGTTGAACAAGCAGAGAAGATAGGTATGAAATGGGCTGCTTGGAATAGAATGAAGCATGAGAATGTACCAACTGGGGATAAATGGTGGTATATTGTCCAGTACAATGCCGCAGAGGCTTGGAATTGTATTACAACTAACTGTATGGTGTTCTGGTCTTTAAACTCATCTTACCGCAAGATGGAACAAGCTGAAGGGCGTATAGACCGCCTTAACACTTCGTATAAAGATTTATATTACTATTACTTCTTGTCTGATGCTGTCATTGATAAACGTATCATGGTGGCGATTGAGAACAAGAAAGCATTCAATAACTCAGCCTTTGCTAAGAAATACTACGGGCTTGAGTTTAGTAAGGAGAAAACAAATGAAAATTAAATTGACTAATTATGCATGGAATGCGGAAACAAAAGCTAAACATGATATTCAAATGTCAAGTATTGTGGATTTGGATTCAATCCTCATGTTTATTCCTAAATACGCTCTTGGGTTTGGGTATCGTAAACCTGTTCTTGCTAATGATGGTAGCGATTTGAATGACCCAACTCCAGCAGGAGCTCGTGGTGAACGTGGAGGAATTATGAACCTCTACGATACAGCATTTTCTGGATACGCCGCTCTACCTGTAGGTTACATTGCTGTAATGAAGAATGGTAACTACGTTCCATTTACAGACTTTGAAACACCTTATAACAGTGACAAGTGGTCTGTGTTTGATAATCTTTCTCTGGAAGATTGCAATCAATGGATGGAATTACAAAAAGAACAAACACATATTGACCACTCAGTGTTGGACTCTATCACAGATAGTATTGACCTGGAAACTAAATACTACGCGATGTATCAAAAACCATACACACAAAGTGTTGTTGAAGTACTTGATATGGGGCTTGATCATATTCAACGCAAGATTAACGATTTACAAGACGAATTCCTAATCCTTGTTAAGACTGATGAAACTGCTCAGCACGATAATGCTCGTAAGACATTTAAATATCTAGCTAACTTTAACACAATCATCAATGTTACACGTGCATCTACATACCAACCAGACTACACCACTAGTACAAACCAAATCGAACAACCTTATATTCCTGGATTTGTATTTGATTACACTTGTGATAGTGACGTTATGAAAGCTTTGCAACGTATTACAGGACAATCTGTATCTCAAGGAGCTGATAATATGAGTCTTGATGGTAAAGAATTCTCTGAAGTAACATTCCCTGCACCATATTTCACTTACAATAAGTCTAGTGACATTGTTGAATATCGTGCTGGTAATCTATTCCATAATGCTGCTGAATACTACAAACATTTCACTAACCGTTTTAAATATTAAGGAGTTATTATGACTGCTACATTTGATAAAAACGATTTTAAACTAGTTATTGGTTATGCTGAAGCTATGTATATCAAGAACTACGGTTTTGATGATGTTGATTTGAATGGTTGTCTCAATGCTGCTCAGTTTATCAAGAACAGCGAAGGTTACGAACCTATGTTGATGGAACGCTGGGTTAAACAAGACAATGGTGAAATCAGCTTCCGCATGGTAAATGCACCTATTATCCTTGATGGTGTATACGACGCTAATAAGACCATTGCTGGAACTCTCAAGATTAAAGATGGTTCTGGACAAACATTTGGTACCTTCCGTGATACCATTGTGGAAGAAATGAAGACCGTTATTGAAAAGGTTGCCGAAGAAAACCGTCGTGTCACTATCAATCTTAAGAAGGATACAGATGATAAGTATTATATCAACAGCGTTGGATGGGAAGTTGGAGATATGAATGTTACTCAGACTCTAGAAACACCAATGGAAGCAGACCCAAATCAACACAACTATTCACTACAGAGAGGATATTAAATGGAATGGAATGACCACTGGCGATTAGAAGGACGCCATGCGACACTTAGCCCATCAGGATATCATTGGTTGAACTATGACCCTGACAAGATGCGTCGTGTAACTTGGAATAATTATTCTAAGGAAGACGGCACTAAGATGCATGAACTAGCATCCAATATGATATTGTATAGTATCATGCCTGAAAACAACGAGAATGCTCTTAACCAATTTGTTATTGACGCTCTCACAATGTTTGACGAATCAATGTCGTCTGAAGTATTGTTATATTACTCTGACGAGTGTTTTGGTACTGCTGATGCTATTTACTACGACGAGGAGACGAAACACTTACAAGTTCATGACTTGAAGACTGGTGTATCTAAACCGTCGTTCAAACAACTCTGGATTTATTGTGCGTTGTTCTGTTTAGAATATGACAAGAAACCAGAAGACCTAACATTCGAATGTCGATTGTATCAACTCGGTGCAATGGATATTGATAGTCCAGACCCTAAAGATATTCGTGCAATTATGAACCAGATTGTATCTATGTCTAATGTTATTGAAGGCGTTCGTATTGAACGTCGTATGCAAGGATTTAAATAAAACATTTTATTTTCCAGGTGTATAATAGAGAGGAGGCCGGCTTAGATGTCGTTCTCTTCTTTTTATTTTGGGCCTACCATGACAACCCGACAAAAATTTCGCAAAAAAAAAATAAATTTAGAAGATAATTAAAGGATTTCTT